GTTTCATTGACCTTATTGTATTTAGATAAAACAAATACTGCATATCTTTATCCAAGGCAGGATTGATATTCATCTCATTGGCATATAGAACACAGTCTTGGTGGTATGACAAGGCACGGTTCACCACATAGGGCACATAATCTTTATAGTCTATTTCGTCTCTAAACGGATTCTTCTTGGTTTGAAGAATGGAAGGTACAATTTCCTTGAATAAATCTGGCATATTAATATTCCGAAACTGTATATTTTTGAAGTTCTTTCATTTCCTCATCGGTCATCTTCTTAACAGGAATTAAAGATGGTTGTTCACGGTCAATTAATATCATATCACGGCCATCTTTTGTTTTGTAATTTCTTGTTACGAAGTTTTGTGGTTCAACTCTAAAGATCCAGCCAGCCCACTTATCAGTATGTCGTGGTGGCGGTACAGAAACAAAATAGAGAACATCAACAGAACGACACTTACGAAGTTGATTAGGTTTAAATGTAAAGGCATTCTGCATTACAAATGGAACCTGAGTTTTGACTTCAACTTTGTATTGACCATCTACTAACAAGTCTTTTTCAGAATCGTATTTGTCAACAGAGGTTTTGATTTTGCAACCTTCATCTGATAACATATTGATTACAATTTTTTCACCGGCAAGGCCGAGTTCATTCATAAGTTCTTCTTTAGTCATCACTTGAACTCGCAATCTACCATAATTTCCGTGAGACAAGCTACCATATTTAATTCGTGGTCAGGTACAAAAGCTGCTTGATATTGATACTTAGCTAGGTGAAGTACCAGTTGTGGTACCGATTGAGGTTTTAATGATTCGTAAAGAGTTTCATATAACTTACGATAAATCTTTACAGGATCATTATCTAGATTTTTGGTAACCCATTTACGAACAGAAGCAAAGTCTTTTTCTTTTAATGATGTGACAAGAGATTCAAGTTGAATATCAGCAATATTACTAAGAATGCCGCTATCAATTGTGCCAGAAACCGAATATCGCTGAAGTTCATTAATAACACGGCGATTGTCCGGAAAATGTTTTGTGATGACTGCTGCCACCACTTTCTTGTCATAAGTAATGTTCTCTTGTTCCAATATCCATTCAACACGCTTAAAAAAGTCTGCTGCCATTTTCTGTTTAGAGCCGTTGACCTTAAAGTCGACCACAGAGCAACGAGAGTGGATTGGATCAATGATACGATTTTTGAAATTACAGGTGAATATGAAAGAACAGTTTGATGCAAATTCTTCAATTGCACCACGCATTGCTGGTTGAGTTGAGTTAGGGTTAAGATAATCTGCCTCATCAATAATTACTACCTTTCTGCCACCCATGAGAGAAACCGATGAAGCATAGTTTTTAATTTTATTACGAAGAACATCAATGCCAGACTCATCAGAGCCATTGATGACAATATAGTCACAACCAACTTGCTCACAGAGGGCTTTCGCAATGGTAGTTTTACCAACGCCTGCCGTACCGGATAATAATAAGTTCGGTATTTCTTTTCTATTGACATACTCTTGAAACGTGGCCTTGATTGCTTCAGGAAGAATACAATCTTCTACTTTTTTAGGCCGATACTTCTCTACCCACAGTAATTGTTCCATAACTTGCTCCCATAATATAATTAAATCTCAAAAACACAATTAATAATCATTCTATAATCCGATACGGCCGGACAACAACCTGAATGAATTTGGTGTGAATCAAATATAACAGCACGACCTTTTTTTGGAGTTACTGTTTGTTGCCTTGTGATAAGGCCTAAAGTTTCTCCATCATAATATTCATTATATAGAACGGTGTCACCATCACCACCATTAACATAATATAGTAAAGTTTTTTTACCTACACGATTTGGCACACTAGTGATAAAATCGGTGTCATCAATGTGGGGCACCTGTAAGTGTGGACCATCTTGTTTCATCAACAAATTTGTTTTAATTCGTTGTGAATATTTAATCTTTGATTGCATTTGATTTTGAAAAGAAACAATCAAAGGTTCAAGAAACTTTAGAAATGGACTTTTAATTTCATTATTATCTACAAAGATGTGCCTAAATTGAATATGTTCTTTTGTTGGCGCATCTGTGTAATAATCAGTTATTGGATAACCACTTACAGAATATGAATTAAAGGTCCAAGGAAATTCTGAACCTGTGAGCATTGTTTCAAGTGAATCTTGATATATTTTTGGTAAAAAATCATCAATGATTAATGGATCCATTACTCGGCCTTACTGTCTTTAGCTTCAAAAGCAACCCAATATTGTAAATCTTCTTTAGTATTCTTCCAATGACTAATACCTTTAAATGAGATTCTAACATTATAAGAACCGGGAATCATTTTGATGTTATCAGTATTAAATACAATCTTATATGATTTACTGTTTCCTTCACCAACTTCAATTGAATTGGTGTGAGCGGAATCATCTTTTGCATCAAAGGTAACAATAGAAATTGTTTCGCCATCAGATTCTACGGCAATATTTGGTGAAGATACGGCTTTGGCTGTGTCCATAATCCAATGGTAATCTTCAGCACTCAATGTAAATTCACATTCTGCCGTATCCAATTTAAGTTCACGGTCTGGTGGGGTTACGATTTGACTTTTCTCGGTCATGCGATACTTAGTCTGACGCTTGCCATTTTTAAATAAAATATTGACATTATCAAAATCCAATTCAGGAGAATCTTTAAAGAGATTATATACCAACAAGAATTGGTTCAAATCATACACACAAAAGTCTTGTGGGAATTCGTCTTTAAGATTTGCTTCAGCCAAAACAGATTTGCCTGAGGACATTGTTTTAATTTTCTTGCCTTGTTTGAATTGAATGCCTTGATTAATTGAGGCAAAATTCTTCAATACCGTTAGTGTTTCATTTGACAGCTTCATTTGCTTCTCCATTATTTAAAGAATACTACTATTTTAATATAAAAAAACATAAATGTCAATAGTTTGAACATTTATACCATAACTAATATTTATAAGGATACTCAACCAAATGAATGGTATAGAGGCCGAGTAAAAGTTATTTCTTAATGTGCTTTTCCCATTCTTCATCATCAAATGAATCTCTTTCCAAAAGAAACATGATACAACACAGCGCATGCGCTAAGTGATTCTTACCAGTTTCTTGGTCATTTTGTTCACCGGACTTCCAAGCCCAAAGATGCCGTTGCATGGCATCAAAGTATCTGCGTTTGGCATCCGGCACTTTTTTCCAATTATCTGGTTCATACTTTTCTGCACCAAAGGTTAAAATTTCTACTGTTGCCTTTAATGCGTTTGGTGGTATCAAACCATATTGCAATTTACCACCATCAAACTTACGACCACCGGTGGTGGCCGTTTGTGATGCTTTAACTATATCTTGTGAAGCAACATCTTCATAACCTGGATGATAAGGTGCCTCACTAACCAATCTTGCTGCATCGGTATCAAAATTAGCATTCAACCAATTTTTAATCTTTAATTCTTCCGGTGACATTACATTTCTCCAACATAATTAGCAACTGCTGGCATATCTCCTTGGAAATGATAGGTACCAATATGAGCAGTTCTCATCCAAGGACACAGAAAGATTTGGCCACCGATTTTACGCCACATTTGGCAGAACATATAATCTTCTGATAGGTAACGATCAGAACCACCGCCTGTAATAGAATCTTTAGTATCAATTACAGTATCAAAGTAGGCATGAATGTAACGAGAACCATCAAAGTTGGCCTGACCTACATGGTCTGGTTTGTATTTGATTTCTGGATAAGCTTCTTTCATCTTATCAAACACTTCACGCTTAATCATCATGAAGCCAGTACCAATCTCTAATACATCAAGAGGTTCTGATACAGTAAATTGTGCTGTGCCTTTAACTGGATTAAATACGAAATCTCCAGCAACTTTTTCAAGTAGTTGTGGTTCAATATCAGGATTCTTTTCTACGGCTTTCTTAACTGAACGCCATTTGATTGCTTTCTTAGGATAAGGACC